GCCAAGATGGCTACAGCAAAAGGATGATATTAGGAGGACTTTAAAATGGCAAATTTCGCAAAGGTAAATGTAGGAAATGACGCAAGAGTAGAATTACATGATACATTAGGATTAACAGGTGCAGAGGTAAGTATTAATAATCTTCCGGCAGGTGCAGGAGTACCGTTTGTACATTCGCATAAGAAAAATGAGGAGATTTATGTGCTACTGTCAGGAAAAGGAAAAGCTGTAATTGACGGTGAAACAATCGAACTTGCGCAGGGTGATTGGGTAAGGGTTGCACCAGCAGCAAAGAGACAGTTTTCTGCAGCAGATGATTCTGCAATCAGCTTTGCATGTATTCAGGTACAGGCAGGTTCACTGGAAGGATATACCGGAGATGATGCAATAATGGGATAAAAGACAACATTATATGTTAGTTAAGAGCATCAGCCAGAGATGGTTGGTGCTTTCTTTATGCTCGGAGAAATCTGGGCTTTTTTTATGCCGTGAGGAAGGAGGTATCACCGTATGGCAGGAAGCAGAATCAAGGGCATCACCGTTGAAATTGGCGGTGATACCACAGGTCTTCAGAATGCCCTAAAGGGTGTCAATTCTACAATCAAAACTACGCAGTCATCCTTAAAGGATGTCAACAAGTTGCTCAAGCTTGATCCAACGAATACAGAGCTGCTGTCACAGAAACAGAAACTGTTAAAAGAAGCAATCGGAGCAACTTCTGAGAAACTGGAATCGCTGAAGCTTGCCCAGGAACAGGCAAAGCAGCAGATGGAGAATGGCGATCTCGGCAAGGACAAATACGATGCTCTTCAACGAGAAATCATTGAAACCGAGCAGGAACTGCAGAGACTTCAGGAACAGGCAATCGAATCCAATGCAGCACTTGCTAAGATTGAAGAAGTTGGTGGCAAGCTGGAAGCTGTCGGTGGCAAGATTTCCGGTGTGGGACAGAAGCTCCTTCCGGTGACTGCCGGAGTTACCGCACTTGGCACTGCCGCGGTAAAGACCACTGCCACCTTCGATTCTTCCATGAGTCAGGTACAAGCAACCATGGGACTTACCACGGATGCCACATCAAAACTGAATGGTGAGACCGTCAATACGATGGATGCCCTTCGTGATCTGGCAAAGGAGATGGGAAGTAAAACAGCGTATTCTGCCAGTGAGTGTGCGGATGCGATGAACTACCTGGCCCTTGCCGGATACGATACGCAGGAGATCTATGATACTCTTCCGACTGTATTAAACCTTGCTGCATCCGGTGGCATTGATCTGGCTTCTGCTTCGGATATGGTTACTGATGCCATGTCAGCCCTGGGAATGGGGACGGAACAGGCGGACAGCATGGTTGACCAGATGGCAAAGACAGCTTCCAGTACCAATACATCTGTATCACAGCTGGGACAGGGAATCCTTACCATTGGAGCAACCGCAAAATCAGTCAAAGGTGGTACAGCTGAACTGAATACTGCTCTTGGTATTTTGGCTAATAACGGTATCAAGGGTGCGGAAGGCGGTACACATCTTCGAAATGTTATTCTTGCACTGCAGAGTCCTACTGATAAGGCAGCAGATCAGATGGAAGCTCTTGGTCTTCAGGTTTATGATTCCGAAGGCAATATGCGTTCTCTGAATGATATCCTGGGTGATCTTAACACCAGTATGGATGGAATGACACAGGAAGAGAAGAATAATATCATCTCGAAAATCTTTAATAAAACGGATCTTTCCTCAGTGAATGCACTGCTTGCCAATACCGGAGATAGTTGGGATGAACTGCAACAATCTATCACTGACAGTGGCGGTGCTGCACAGCAGATGGCAGATACACAGTTGGATAATTTATCCGGTCAGCTTACGATTTTGAAGTCAGCTCTTGAAGGGCTGGCTATTTCTTTTGGCGAAATTCTTATGCCAATGGTCAGAGCTGCCGTGGAAAAGATCCAGGCATTTGTCGATAAGCTGAACAGTATGAGTGATGCACAAAAGCAGACCATCGTAAAGGTCGCTGCATTGGCAGCTGCATTGGGACCGCTTCTGATTGTCTTGGGAAAGACGATTTCAACAGTCGGCTCTGCGATGAAAGGTTTCTCGGCACTTACAAAGGGCATTGCAAAGCTTGGAGTGAAGATGGCGGGGAGCAGTGGCTCGGTCACCGGACTTGGAAGCGCGCTCGGTGCAGTTGCCGGTCCTGTGCTTGCAGTTGTGGCTGTAGTCGGAACATTGGTTGCTGCCTTCGTACATTTGTGGAATACGAATGAAGAATTTAGAACTGCGATCATTGCGATTTGGGATGGAATAAAGGTAAAGTTTGCAGCGTTTGGTGATGCGATTACAGAGCGGCTGAATGCACTGGGATTTGATTTTGAAGATATCGTAGAGGTCTTGAAGGGGATCTGGAATGGCTTCTGCGAGATTCTTGCTCCGGTGTTTGAAGCAGCCTTCTCCCTGGTATCCACAGTTCTTGGAACAATCCTTGACGTTATTGTGGGCATTCTGGATGTGTTCATCGGTTTATTTACCGGAAATTGGGAGCAGATGTGGACTGGCATCAAGGAGATTTTCTCCGGCATCTGGAATGGCATTGTTTCGGTTTTCAATATCGCCATTAATCTCATCAAGAACGTGGCGAATGTCATCCTTGGGTGGTTTGGTACAAACTGGAATGAAGCCTGGAACGGCATCAAGAACTTTTTTACGAATCTCTGGAATGGGATTGTCTCCTTTTTCTCTGGGGTATGGACAGGCATTAAAAATACAGTATCTACAGCACTGACGGCTATCAGTACCGCTGTGACAACCGTGTGGACGGCAATTTCGACATTCTTTTCTACAGTCCTTGGAGCAATCAAAACTGCTGTGTTAACAGCATGGAATGCGATCAAAACTGCAATTACTACGGTTCTCTCAGCAATCAGCCTGACGGTTACGACTATATGGAACGGCATCAAACTTGCCATCACCACGGTGGTGAATGCAATCAAGCTGGTGATTACAAACGTCTGGAATGCCATTAAGACCACAATCACTACTGTGGTTAACGGCATAAAAACGGTCATTACTACGGTTTGGAATGCGATTAAGACCACAGTAACTACAGTCGTGAATGGAATAAAAACGACCGTCACTACCGTCTGGAATGCGATTAAAATGACCGTTACGACCGTGGTCAATGGTATTAAAACCACAGTGACAACTGTCTGGAACAGCATTAAGACAACTATTACAACGGTAGTAAATGGAATAAAAACGACCATCTCTACCGTCTGGAATGCCATCAAAACTACAGTTACTACAGTGGTAAACGGCATCAAGACCAGCGTCAGCACAGCATGGAATACCATGAAGTCTACAATATCCAGTGTGATGAACGGTATCAAGAGTACGGTGTCCAGTGTATGGAATGGCATTAAAAGTACGATATCCGGTGCGGTGAATGGTATTAAGTCAAACATCTCATCTGGTTTCAATGCTGCCAAGAGTACGGTATCCGGCATTTTTAACAGCATCAAATCTACTATCTCAAATGTGATGAACGGAGCAAAAAACGTGGTTGGCAATGCCATCAGTGCCATTAAGTCAAAATTCAACTTCAGCTGGAGTCTTCCGAGTCTGAGACTGCCGCATATCAGCATTTCCGGTGGATTTTCCATCAATCCTCCGTCCGTACCGCACTTCAGCATTAGCTGGTATGCGAAGGCAATGAAGGATGGTATGATCATGAATTCTCCGACTGTATTTGGTATGCGCGGAAATACGCTGCTTGCCGGAGGAGAAGCAGGAAGTGAAACGGTTGTCGGAACGCAGAGTCTGATGGATATGATCCAGAAGGCTGTAGACAATGTCATGGGAAGTACAACCATTAATTATGGTGGAGTAGATATCAATGTATATTCTCAGCCGGGACAGGATATTCGAGAACTGGCAGATGAGATTGAGGAACGAATTAACAACAACGTTTTAAGAAGGAGGGCAGGATTCCGATGAAGCATTTACTGACGCTGAATGGGAAAAGCATGAGGGATTTTGCCCTTGTGATCTCCGGGGAAGACAGCTGGAAGAAGCCGACTCCCGATGTGGAGCGGCTATCGATTCCGGGCAGAAACGGAGATCTGGTCTTTTCCAATCACCGATACGAGAACGTAGAAATCAAATATCACGCAGGCATTACAAAGGATTTTGACCGGAACTTTACGGCTCTGTCAAACTTCCTTCTTTCATTAACGGGGTATCTCCGATTGGAGGACAGCTATCATCCGGATGTGTATCGCATGGCTCTGTTGGAGTCAGCTCTTTCTCCGGATACGACAGCAAGAAACAAAGAAGGACAGTTTGATCTGGTCTTCAGCTGTAAGCCACAGATGTTCCTAAAATCAGGAGAGCAAAAGATTACATTCACAGCCAACGGAACGATTTACAATCCGACAGCTTTTGACAGCAAGCCGCTCCTTCGGATTTACGGAACAGGGCAGGTTGGCATTGGACAGGATACCCTGACCATTACATCTGCAGACGGATATACCGATATTGACTGTGATATTGAGGAAGCCTACAAGGATACCGCAGCTATTAACTGCAATGGCAATATCGAACTTTCCGGAGATGACTTTCCGGTACTTGTGCCGGGAGCAAATCGAATCACGATGGCAAGCGGAATCACAAAGATTGAGATTATACCAAGGTGGTGGAAGATATGAATCCGATTTTATATGAGTCAAATGAACAGAACTTCAAATCGAATGGCATCGGCCGTATCCATCCACTTTCCTGTCTGGTAACCGAAGAGCGAAATGGGCAGTTTGAGTTGGAGATGGAAGTATCCATGGAGGATCAGCACTTTCCGGATCTGAGAGAAGGTAGACTTCTGTATGCTCTTCATGACGAGACAGGGGATAAGCAACCCTTTGAGATTTATAAGATCAGCAGACCACTGAACGGTAAGGTGACGGTCTATGCCTGGCATATCAGCTATCGAATGGCAAAGATTACAGTTATGCCATTTACAGCGGAATCCTGTGCCGGGGCATTAACCGGATTAAAAGCAAATGCGGTAGGGGACTGCCCGTTTGAGTTTTGGACAGACAAGGATACTACAGGAAACTATACCGTGGATGTACCGCAGACACTTCGTTCCAGACTTGCCGGGTCAGAAGGCTCCATCCTTGATATCTATGGGACCGGTGAGTATGAGTGGGATCACTTCACGGTTAAACTGCATCTGCATCGTGGATCTGATACCGGAGTGGTTCTGCGATACGGAAAAAATATCACGGAACTGAAAAAGACCACGGATGCATCGAATCTCTGGTATGGAGTCTGTCCTTATTGGCAGGGACAGGACGAGGCCGGAAATTCGTCCATCGTTACACTGCCGGAAAAGGCGGTGTATGCAGATATGAATCTTACTCCATATGTGAGTGTGATTCCATTGGATCTGTCATCCGCTTGGCAGAATCCTCCGACCGTGGAACAGCTGAGAAATCATGCAAAAGCTTATGTACAGAGCCATGCGGTTTCGGCAATTCCGGCAAGCATTGATGTGTCCTTTGCAGCACTCTGGCAGACAGAGGAATTTGAGAAGATGGCACAGCTGCAGAGGCTCAGGCTTTGTGATACGCTGACCATTATTCATAAGAACTTGGGAGTACAGAATAAGGCAAAGATTGTAAAAACTGTGTTCAATGTTCTTCTGGAACGATATGACTCCATGACAATCGGAGAGGTCAGAAGTTCCCTAAGTGCTACCATCCAAGCGGCTGCAGATGAGGTGCGAAATGCTGTGCCTACTACATCGGATATGGAACGAGCCATTCAGAAGGCAACGAATGCTCTGACCGGAGGTCTTGGTGGTCATGTGCTGATCAATACCAATGCCAGTGGCAATCCGAATGAGATCCTTGTCATGGATACCGAGAGCATCAGTAC